CCTACGTCTATATCCCGGAGACGGAGGAGGATTACATGACTATCAAACGCCGTGCGATGCTGGACAACGGACAGTTCGGCTCGTGGGACTATGACGCGCTGGCAAACGACGAGTGGTCGGATATGCCTCTGACCGATTGGGGAGTACCTGCGTGGAACACAGAACCCAAACCGAGCGACAACGCAGGTCCGAAAGACATCAGCGACCAAATACAAAATGAGTTCAAAGTTGAGGTGACGTGCGTAAACGAGGCAGAGCAGGAACAACTATATAATAAACTTATAGACGAGGGTTACGAATGCCGCATTTTGACATTATAAGACAATCAAACCCACAAAAGACGTTCCGCGTGGCGAGCGTTATGGGTACGTATGACTTGCAGACGAACAATATTCGCGAGCATTTTGTCGGCGATATTGACCTGCCCGAAAAATGGCAGATTGGCCTTATTGTCGGCAATTCGGGTACAGGCAAGACCACGATTGCACGTGAGTTGTTTCCCGACTCATACGTTACGAACTTTGAATATACGCATGAATGTTTGCTTGACGATATGCCCGAAAGCGCATCAGTTGCAGACATTTGTAAAGCTTTGACACAAGTGGGTTTTGCTTCGACACCATCGTGGTTAAAACCTTATGCTGTGTTATCTAACGGAGAAAAAATGCGGTGCGATTTGGCGCGAGCTATGTTGATGCCACAAAAGTTGTTTGTGTTTGACGAGTTCACAAGCGTAGTGGATAGGAACGTAGCGAAGATTGGCTCATTCGCTATGCAGAAAGCCATTCGTAGGGGGGGGGGAGAAAAACAACTCATAGCCGTAACGTGTCATTACGATGTTGAAGATTGGTTGTTACCCGATTGGGTGTTTGATACAAATACGATGACCTTTCGCCTTTGCGAAGGGCAAAAAAAAAATAGACCAACTTGCAGATTTGACATCTACGAAACCAAAGACAAAGACTATTACTGGTCGATTTTTAGAAAGTATCATTATTTGAGTCATTCACACAATAACGCGGCACGTGTGTTTGTAGGCACGTTGAACGGTCAAATTGCGGCATTTACAAGTATGTTGCCGTTCCCACACCCGAAGAAAAAGGGATATTGGAAAGGACACAGGACAGTGGTTTTGCCCGACTTTCAAGGTTTGGGACTCGGCATATTGATAAGAAATTATGTATCACAATTATTTGTGAACGAGGGCAAAGGTGTTATAATGACAACGAGCAACCCTGCTATGATTGCAAGTTTGAAACATTCCCCTTTGTGGGTGGCAACGCGATACGGCAGAGCGAGTGTTGGCTCTGACACAGGTAAAATACAAAACAAGCACGTGAAAGGTAGTACAAGCGCATCGCGTATCACGGCAAGTTTTGAATATATCGGGAAACCGACAAAGACGATAAAAAACGATGAATGACGAGAACCTTAAAGGGCACGAATTTACAACCGACCAAAGCCGCGAGGAAGCCGCGAGAAACGGGCAAAAAGGCGGTATCGCATCGGGTGAGGCACGCAGACGCAACCGCACCCTGCGTGAACTGGCGCAGATAATCAGCGAAAAGAAGGTCAATATGCCGATGCCTGACGGCACTACGGAAGAAATGACCTACGATGCGGCACTCATTCAGAGTATGTACCAAAAGGCGATTGCAAAGGGTGACACGAAAGCCGCCACGTTCATAGCAAAGGTGCTGGGTGAGATTGAGGACAAGCACGTTGTTGAGGGTAACGGCACTGTGATATTCTTGCCAAAGGAGGAAATAGACCAAATGGATAAAGTGCTTGACAAATGATATACACCAACGTGTACGATAAGACGAGAGAAGCGACTGCAAGAACCAGCCGCTTTGTTTCGTCTTGTGGCGGTACACGTTCAGGTAAGACAATCAGCATACTGCAATACATACTGAACCTGTTGATACGAGGCTGGCAGACGGGCAGACCGCCTGTATTGGTGAGCGTGGTATCGGAAACGATGCCGCACTTGAAACGTGGTGCGATACGTGACTTCAAGACGTATCTTGCTGACCGCATCAATATGGAGTGGTGGTCGGAGGGTAACTTCACGTACACGTTCCCGAATGGCTCAATCCTGGAGTTTTTCTCGGCAGACGCCGCGAGTAAGGTACACGGCCCTGCACGTGATTACCTGTTCATCAACGAGGGGCAAAACCTCGAATGGGAGACAGTACGCCAACTGCTTATACGTACCCGTAAGATCGTATGGATTGACTACAACCCGACACACACGTTCTGGGTGCATGAGAAGATCGAGTGCCGCGATACCTGCGTGACGATACACTCTACGTATCTGGACAACAAAGACCGCGATACGGGCGAGTGGATGCTGCCACCCGAGCAGGTGCAGGAAATCGAGAGCAACCGAGGTGATGCCAACTGGTGGCGCGTCTATGGTGAGGGTAAGGTCGGACAGTTGGAAGGTCTGATATTTCCTGACTTCGAGCAGGTGGATGACCTGCCGAAACCTGAAGAACGGCCGGACGGCATGATTGAAGCCTACGGGCTGGACTTCGGTTTCACCAACGACCCGTCAGTACTCATACACGTACTCGTTGACACCCGTAGTCGTGAGATCTGGGCCGATGAAGTGTTCTATCGGACTGGTATGCTGAACTCGGATATGGCAGCCGCGATGAAGGAGGCCGAAGTAAAACGTAAGACGGTGTACGCTGATGCTGCCGAGCCTAAAACGATTGAAGAACTGCGCCGGTATGGTTTTAACGTACAGCCGAGTTATAAGGCTACACGTAAGGCAGAGCAGTTACAGGCGATGAAAGGCTACCGTCAGAAGATTACCAAACGCTCACTGAACCTCATACGTGAGCATCGAGGCTATACGTGGCAACGTGACAAGGACGGCTCGTTCCTGAACGAACCCGTAGGCGTACAAGACCATGCCGAGGATGCACTGCGATACGGATGCTTCCCCGCACTGAAAGCCTACCGAGAGAGCCACCGCACGATAAGCCTGACGTAGTGGGAACGAAAAGGCACACACGGAAACGATTTTTATTGCATATATTTGAAACCACATTACACAACGAAGCGAAAAACGAAACGATATGACACTACTTGACAAACTGAAAGAGATAGCCGAAACCGCCTGCCCGCGACTGACATGGTACTACGACATACGGCAGATGCAGAACGTGACGGCCGATGACGGCAAGTTCCCGGCCATATTCATGGAGGAATACTACGCCAGTACTCTGCGTGAGGGCTACGGCTGGAAGCGTGAAGTGACCGTTGAGTTGCATTTCCTCGACCTCGTACCGATGCATGGTGAAGCCGAAGCACGTGAACGTGTACGTGAGTGGCTCCTGGCGAACGGTGTCATTCCGTTCATCAATGCGCTCAATGCCGACCAGTCGGGAGTGTTCTCGAAAGTGACGGAGTGCCAGTGCGACCCCGAACCGCCGATGTTCGATGCCAACGCAACGGGTGTGCTGCTTCGTTTCACCTCTACGATGCCCGCCTGTCTGATACAACCAGATCCCGAACCAGAACCTGAAACCGAACAGACCGATGAGACTGACTGAATACAACTATCGTGAGGGTACGTTCTCCTATGGCGCACGTATCGGTATCGGTACGATACTGCAGGACGAGAGCCTGTCCGAGTACCAACGGCTGAAAGGCTGCTGGAAAGAATTCTACGGGTGGAACGCCCGTCTGATGCCGCCACGTATGCGACACCGCCGTTTCAAACGTATGCTCGAAGGTATCGAGTATTGGGTTGAGTTGGAGGGCCAGACGTTGAAGTACGACCCCACTCCCGAACAGGAACGGGCAGGTATCAAGAAACTATTTAACGAGGTCGGACACATGGGAACGGTCAAGGCCATAGCCGAGAAGTTCGGTTTTGATCCTGACGTGGTACTCGACTGGCAATGGGCGAAGGTCTATGGCATACTGCACGCTGACCTCAAGGAATACCTCTATGAGCGTAAACTGACCGAGATAATAAGCAACAAGAAGCACTGATGACGATTGCAGACGAGATACAGAAAGCACTGACGGACTGCGTGAATGACATAAAGCGCCGTAGTACACAAGCAGGGCAGGTGGCGACAGGACGAACGCTGCGTGCCCTTGAAGTACGTGTACGCCGTGAGGGTGTGAACGTCATCGGTGAGATCTGGGGCCGACCGTTTACGGGTGTGCTCGAAACGGGCTCACGCCCTGCACGCCGTAAGGGTACGGCAGCCGCACGCCAGGCAATGGTTGCGGATATGAAAGAGTGGTGTCGGATACGTGGACTGACCAACGGCATGACCGACAAGCAGGCCGAGAACTTCGCACGCTGGCTGTCATGGTATATCAAACGTAACGGATCTGCTCTGTACCGCAAAGGCGGCAGACGGGATATTATCACACCGGCCGTAGAAGCAACAAAGAATGAGCTCACCGAACGGCTGGGTATGTACTACGAACAACTGGTTACAGGAACGATTGACAATAATTTCTTTAATGCGTCACGATGAAAAATAAGTTGGCAGAAGCACTTGTGATATCGTCCGGCTGTATGCTGGGTGGTGGTCTTATATACGGCACAGCCTGTTATTTGGCAACACATAACCCGCCTGTTTGGTTGTTACTTACGGCGGTGTTCGTGTTCTTGACGACCGTTATTTATTTGATAATTAAGCGATAACCTAACACAATATAATATGGCACAGCAAAATATCATTTGGCGCAACGTAGGCGAAAGCCAAACACTCGGCGTTATAATGGGCGCACTCGTAAGTATGCTGCAAGGCGAGGGCGCATACTCGTCTAACGTAACAACCTATATGGCAGCCCATAACACGGCGAACGATGTCAAGGCGTGGGAAATACCTCACATTCGTAAGATATACAAGGCTCATAACAGCATCATATTCCGTAGTTATGCAATAAAGTTTGCGGTCGGTGGTGTGACACCACCTGCTGGTGCACCGTCTGCGATAATGGACTTCAGCGGTGACGAGTACACGTTCTTTATCGATACGACTGCAAATGGTGACGAGGTAAAACTTGAACTTGCAGATGTGAACGATAATCTGCTGGCATCGCTGAAAGCAAACGAGTACGGAGGTGTCACCGACTTTGACGTGTCAAGTGTAGTCTGTACACTGTTCGCAAAAGATATGTCACTGGCATATTATGGTGAGATATATGGGGACGAGATCATACAAGAGGACTATATGGGTGCGGTGTTCCGCGTCAAAAATAGTTTCTTCCCTGACTACAACGGCCCATACCGCGACAAGGAGTTCTACCAGATAGTAAACGGCATCGGCCAGGAGCAAGGAGATGAGCTCATAGCGCAAAACGCATCTTCGGATAATGTGTTGCTTTCAAGTGGTAAAGTATTTGAAGTTGGCACTGATATCGGCAAGGGGAATTTCTTTGTGTCGGTACTTATTCCGTATTGGGGTAACAATACGACATACGGCAACTCCACGCTATACAAAGGTCATGTGTACAATTTGGGTGTCACTACACCTACCGGCGCGGCATACGTGAACGCTATACTACCGAACGGACAGAAAAACGTGCAATACGTAGAACTGCCCGAATGTAACGATGTCATCGTACGCTGGGTAAACAGCAAGGGTGGATTTGACGCATTTGTATTCCCGCACAAGCAGATAATCACGACCAACGTCAAGACCAACCAAACGAAAAAGGACAAGTACAGACGTGGCACGTTGCTCGTGATACCCGAAGTTGCGCCGTTTGACGTGACGGCCGGACGCGTTCTTTCACTGGGTAAGCAGGTGACGAAAGAGGAACTGACCGTCCTGGAGGATATGGCAATTTCTCCATACATCGAGATCTTCCGTAAGAAGATTGATTTGAGTGAAGGCGGAGGTAGCAGGTGGCTGCGTGTCAGTATTGAAAAGTACGACATCAAAGAAAGTACCGATACCGCGACTCTGGACTTCAGTGTTGACTTACGACTGCCCGATTTGAATACCATAATGTAAGTTGCTATGTACGAGGAAATCATTATCAACGGTAAAACAATGGAGTTGGATGCCAATTCAAAAGGCGTTCAAATGGTACTGCAGTCGCCTTACTTAACCGATATTAAGGCGATAATCAGTAACCGTACGAATACGGTTACCTTTCCTGCAACACCCCATAACAAGGCGATAATCGGCTGTACCTCTCTGCAGCAAGAAAGCACGTTTGCATACCGTAAGCACCGCGCCATATACAAGCGTGATGGCGTACAGATGTTTGACGGCAAAGCAACTCTGTTGTCAGTAACAGATAAGAACATTCAGATGTGCTTTACCTGGGGCAACACAGATGCGTTCCAAAAGCTGTTTGACACAAACCTGCGTGAGTTGTCGTTGGGGCGTTCACGTTATCCCGCAACACTGTTGAGCAATCCGAATAACTACATGGCATTGATTAACTACGGCGGAAAGCGTAGCGGTGTAGGCGTATCGGTTAAAAAAGTACTGGAGGCAATAGAAACCAAATGCGGGGTAACTGGGTTGCAACCGCTTGCAACAGTCAAAGGCGACAACAGGTTGGTCATGCCCTTAACGTCACGTAACGGTGACAGTGATACAAGATATGCACAGCGTTTCAGATTTGATAATAATGCGACAAGCAAATTATATTCATACGGTCAATTTCGTTATTTGCTAATTGGCCCGGATACGTCACACATGACGGATCTGCACAACTACTATGACCCTGACACCAAATCAATCTATACAGGCGGAGCGAAAACAGCACGTATCAGATTCAACGTAGAGTACATGAAGTACAACTATGTTGGCAGCAGTTTCCCATATCCTGACGGTGACCCAAGCAAGTTTGTCGGTTTGTCAGTGTTTAAGATGCACAGCCCGGATATAGATAATACTTCGGCAGTCGAGAATTTACTCGCCGCAAGTATTGATTCACAACAAGGCGAAGGCCCATTCTTAACACGCTATTCATTGACAGGTGATGTTCAATATGACATTGACGTTGAGGGTTACGAGTATATTGCGTTATGCGTATTATGGTACGATAACTATTACGCATATTCCGATGCGGTTCTATTATCGGGTACGGATATCTCGGATATATCCGTTGTCTTTGATAGAAACGAAGGTGAGGAAGTAATGTATGACGCAGTATTGGGAAACTCTTATCCAATAGGACTGAACCTGCCCGATATGTCATGCGGTCAGTTCATCAAGAACTTGTTATGGCTGCGCGGCGAGTTTGCGTTTTCGCAGGATGGCAAGAAGTTTGAATTTGCCAGTTTCAACGCTCTAAAAACGAACAAGAGCAAGGCGAAAGATTGGACTGATAAGATGATAACGTTGCAGCCGAAGGAGCGGCAAACGACACTTGACGGAACGGCCCGCAAAAACTATTTCCGTTATGCGGAGGCAGATTGGTACGACCGAGACCAGTATTCGGGTACAATAAAGGTTGATGACGAAACGATACAGGCGGAAACCGAATACTGCAAGAGCGATTTCGCGCTTGCACCCGACAACAAGATACCTGTATGGAGTAAGAACGAAGATGATACGTGGGACTTTGCCGGTAATGATATACCGCCTGTCTTATTGGTCGGGCCGGACGCTAATATATTGATAAATTGGCTTGTAATAAGTGCTGGTTATAGTTCTATGCAACGTTGGTCGAGCATATTGAACAACTATTACCAGCAATACGCGAACGCAATCTACCACCCTGTAATTATCAAGGCCGAGTTTCTCATTACAACAGCCGACCTCAACCAACTGGATATGCGCATACCTGTTTACCTTAAACAGACAGGCAGGTATTACGCAATACGCAAACTCACGACCAAGAACGCGAAGGTGGCAGAGGTAGAACTTATTGAACTGAAATAAACATTTGAGATATGGCAGACAGGAAAGAGATATTGCTGGAGGTCAAGAGTAACCTCCAAAAGACCGACACCGAAGTCGGCAAGTTGGTTCAGTCAATGACTGCGCTGAACAAACAGATCTATGACTTGACCGCATCACAGAAGCAACTGCAAGGCGAGATCTCGGCCGGAGAGAAAGTGATTGCCCTTTACAACAAGACCGTTGCGGAGGGCAAGCCCGTTTCCGACCAATTACGAGCCGAGTTTGAGCGTGCGACTACGAGCATGGACGGCTGGCGTCATGAACTGACCGCCACCAACGAGGCTCTGAAAGCACACAAGAAGGAGTACGGCGAGTTGTCGCGTCAGGTGCAGAACACTATCATATCAGAGGAAACCTACAAGGACACCCTCAAAGGTATGGCTGCACAGCTTTCCGTCGAGAAGGATACACTGCGCCAGATAAAGATTGCCGGAGGCGAACTGACGGACGAGTACAAACGTCAGCAGGAGGTAGTCAATAACCTCAATACGAAGGTCAGCACACTCGAACAGGCATACGGTGTATATACCCGTAACGTGGGTAACTACAAAAGCGGTGTCCAGGAGTTGAACGAGCAACTGCGCCAGCACTTGTTGAAACTCGGTACTCTGAAAGAAGGTACGAAAGAATGGAATGCCGAAGCACAGGCCGTACAAAAGACGACACAAGAACTGGAAAACCTCAACCGTGAACAGCAGAAGCAGGAAAGTTCGCAGCAGGGTTTCTTCCAGAAAGCAAAAGCCGGATGGACGGCGATGCTCGGTTGGATAACCGCCGTTGTTGCTGCCGTAGTCGGTCTTGTCAAGGCCATAGGTAAGATGCTCAAGACGAACATAGAGTTCGCCCAGCAGCAGAAGAACCTGCAAACCATTCTCGGAGTTACCAACGAGCAAATGGAGGTGATGACCGCACACGCCAAAGAACTCGGACGTACAACGGAGTACACCGCATCACAGGTTACACAACTGCAGATAGCACTTGCCAAGTTAGGTTTCTCGGCAGATCAGATACGGGCGATGTCCGAAAGCGTGCTTGCACTTGCAACGGATCTTGACGCGGGGCTGGGTGAGAGTGCCGAACTTGCAGGTGCAACACTGCGTCAGTTCGGTCTGGATGCCGAAGATACGAGCCATGTCGTTGACGTGTTGGTGAAAGGCGCGAATGAGAGTGCGCTGTCATTTGACAAGTATAGTACTGCTCTGGCACAGGTAGCACCCGTAGCGAATGCGATGGGGTTTGACCTTGAAGGTACGGTTGCAATTCTCGGCTCGTTGGTTAACGTGGGAATGGATGCCAGCATGGCAGCCAACAGCACCCGTAATATCATGCTTAAACTGGCCGACAGCAGCAGTGATCTTGCCAAGAGTTTGAGCCAACCCGTCAAAGATATACCGACACTCGTAGCCGGATTGAAAGAGTTGCAAGCACGTGGTATTGACGTAGCCACTGCATTGGAACTGACTGACAAGCGTAGCGTTGCCGCATTCACTTCGTTAATGAAGAACGCCGATGCCGTAGATGAACTGAACAAGAAACTGCAGGACGTTGATGGCTATGCAATCGGTATCCGTGAGGAACGCTTGCAAACAACCGAGGGTGCAATCAAGATGCTACAATCTGCGTGGGAGGGTTTTGAACTGGCGGTACTCAATAGCGAGGGACGTCTGTCTAAGTTCTTCCGAGGTCTGGCCGATGACATCAATATACTCACTGACAGGATCGACCCCGAAGGGAAAGCCCGCCGTGATTTTGAAGACCTTGTACAGAATTACGCTGACGGGTACAATGAAATCGCAAAGGTAGCCGAGGAAAAGGGCCTTGACGTAGCACACGCTCTGCAAACGATGTTTGATACCGAAACCACATCGATGCAGGCACGCGCCAACGAACAGGGGCGTATCATTCAATCGATGAACCACCAGATTACGGCTACCGAGAACAAACGTGAGAAAAGACGTCTGGAGCAAATCAAAGCCAATGCCGAGGCCGAACTTGCCGAGATACGCAACAACTATCAGGCGTTGAAGAAAGCCTACGAGCAGATACAGCAAGCCCGTGAAAAGGCAAGCGGCACAACTACGACAGGCGGAACCGAAGGTGGTGGCGGTACTACGATGACCGATGCCGAGAAGAAACAGGCCTCGCAGGTCGCACTCAAAGAGTTGGCAAGCAGCCAGAAGATATACACCGCTATGCTGGCCCAGCAGAAGCGCTACCAGAACGATGCCGCGCTGTCCGAAGAACAGAACGCCGAGCAACGGTGGCAGCAGGAGCAGGACTGGCAGAAGCGTAACTTCGAGAACCAGCAGACGTATGAGCGTGAGAAACTGCGCATACAACTCCAGTACGACCAGATCACAGGTGACGAGTACCGCAACAGCCTGAAAGCCCTTGACATCGAGCGCGATACGTTCTATCAGGAGCAGGAGCAGAAAGCCGTTGACCACTACACCGAAATCACGAAGAAGATTGTAGCGGCCGTTGCCGGTACTGACGTGAAGGCGCAGATACGGGCCGTTGAGAAGGAGTACAAGAGCCTCTACGATGAACTGGATGCTATGGTGGCAGCCGGGCAGATGACGTACGAGGAAGCCACGTACTACAAGATAGGTCTGGAGCAGAAGAAGAACGCCGAGATCAAGAAACTGCGCAAGCAGGAGAAGGACGATGCCGACAAGCAACTTGAAGCCGAAGCCAAGAAAAGGGCCGACCAACTGGCGACAGATCTCAAACTTGCCTGGCAGAATGCCGAGCAGCAGTACCAGATACGTAAACGCTACCTCGAACAGGAGTTGCAACTGTACAGGAACAACGCCGCCAAACGTGCCGAGTTGGAGGAACAACTGGCCGCTCTGGAGAGTACACACTGGATGCAGAAGATTGACCGCTTGCAGGAGTACGGCAATAACGTACAGGAGATGCTGTCAAGCATCAGCACCATAGCGACCAACAACAGCAACGCCCGTGTTCAGGAAGCAGAGCAGCAGAACGAGCAAGAGAAGGCAGCCCTTGACAAACGACTGAAGGCCGGACTTATCGCGCAGAAGCAGTACGATGACAAGGTCGCAAAATTGGACTCTGAACTCGCGCAGAAGAAAGCCGAGGAAACGCGCAAGCAGGCGATACGTGAGAAGGAGTTGGCATCGTTCCAAATCATACTGAATACCGCAGCCGCAATAATGAAGATCTGGGCGGAAGTACCGAAGATGGACTTCGGTGTCAGCACCGTTGCTCTGACTGCCGTTGCAGGTGCTATGGGTGCGTTGCAGTTGGCAGCCGTCCTGTCGGAACCGTTACCGAAAGCACGTCAAGGTGGTAAGATCGAGGGAGCGAAACATGAGCAGGGCGGTGTACTCGTTGAGACCGAAGGCGAGGAACGTATCGTAGCAGCCCGTCCGGCAAAGGCGTTCCCTGAACTGCTTAACCTCATTTCGTATATCGGCAAGAACGCAGGTGTGCCCGATACTGGCTATGCGTTACGCCGAGCCGAAGCCGAGCGTGCAGCCGTAAGCGGAGCAGGCAGTGCCGTTGAGATAGATTACAACCGACTGGGTGAGGTAGTGGGGCAGCAAGTCGGCGAAGCAATCAAGGACTTGCAGATTTGGCTGTCGCTGGCAGAGTTGCGCGATGCCGAGGCGCAGCAGGTACACATCGAATCACTTGCAAAACAATAACCCAAACCGATACTGACCTATGACAACCTACGACCTATTACGAACCATTGAGCCGACACGGATGAACGAGTTTGTCCGTGCCGGCATCATCGCCCAGGAGTGGCGGCGCAGTGTACGTGTGTACGAGTACTTCATGGAGTGCTGCAAGAAGACGGGCAAGATGGATGCCTACGACCTGACGGGCGAGAAATTCTGTATGTCTGACGAGAACGTTCGCAAGATAATACGGAGGCTCAATGCCGAGGCGTGACGCCCGCGCAGTGATATGGGATTACACTTTCCCAACAAGATTGAAATATAATTGCACATATTTGCAGGCAGAGAGGCGGTTTCCTTTCTGCCTGTCGCGTTTTCTGCCGTTCGGTGGGTAAACATACAGGCACAGGGGAGAAAGTCGCTCACAACGCAGCAAATCAATTAAAACAGCGACAATATATGCAAGGTTTAATGGAATTGATGACGAATAAGGAGTGGATGATTTCACCCGATTACGTCAAAGGTATCTTGCCTGTGCTCAAGAGCAATCTAAACAACCATATCGCGCTCGGTAAGTTCGAGAAGAAACAACCGTATGCTATGGTTGCTGGAGAGGGTGGCTTGAAGCCGGTTGAGTATCAGGTAACAGAGGGCGGCTTAACCTTTTCCCGTTGGGATCTGGCCAATATGACAAAGCCGTTCGTAAGTATTATGCCCGTTGACGGCCCGATAACTCGAAGCGGTGACGCTTGTACATATGGCTCAATAGACCTGCGCGATTGGATAATGACCGCAGCAGATAACGAGAATTGCAAGGGCCATATTTTCTACATCAATACTCCGGGCGGATCTGCCTGGGCGAAAAATGATTTTCAGCAGGGCATCGATTATGCTCATGCCAAAGGGCAGAAGGTAATCGCCTATATTGACGGCGACTGCTTCTCGGCAGGTATGTATCTGGCCGCGCTCTGTGATGAAGTGTTCGTAATGAACCCGAATGACGAACTCGGTTGTATCGGCGTTTTGGCTTCATTCTTCACTCTTGCAAACGGAGCAAAGAACCAGTTTACGGACGAAACATATCACGAGATATACGATCCCCAGAGTTTTGACAAGAACAAGTGGTATCGTGATATTGCCGAGAACGGGGACGAGAGCGAAATTGTTGCAGAACTGGCAGAACTCGGACAGGAGTTCCGCAACACAATACATGAGTCATTCCCGAACGCTACCGAGGAACACGTACACGGAAAGACATTCCGAGCAAGTAAGGTTATGGGTGTATTCGTTGACGGAGTAATGACACTCGGCGAGTGCATACAGCACGTATTCGATATCGCTAACGGTAATGCAAAAGTAGTTAACCGAGCAGCCGGAGAAACAATAAACAACCAAACCAAAAATACAGGTATGAACATTTTTGAGAAGATCAGGAACTCTATCACACAGGTAGAGGCAGAAGCACAGGCCGAAGCTGGCAACCAGCAGGGCCAGAACGATGAGATTGCAACACTGAACGAGGGTATCGCGCAGTTGGAGCAGGAACGTAATGACGCACTGGCACAGGTGGAGACACTGACACAGGAGCGTGACACACTGAACGAGCAGGTAACCAACCTCACTGCCGAGCGTGACGCGAAAGCAGACGAGGTAACCAACCTCACCGCAGAGCGTGACAACCTGCAGAACTCACTTGACGAGGCGAACAACACAATCGCTGCACGTGACGAGGAAATCAAGAACCTCAAGAGCCAGCTTGGCAGCGACTACCAGCCGGGCAACCGCATGAACGGACAGCCTGCCGGAGACGGCAAGCAGGACGAGAACAAGCAGTCCAGCGAGGAGCGCAAGAACGCCGTTCGTGAGGCTCTGAACAAGCAGAAGAAGAACGAGAAGAAGTAATCACAATCAATCAAAACATCACACGACTATGAGTAATTCAATCAACTTTGACTTGGCGAAGTTTACATTTACCGCCGAGCAGATCCGTGACATCAACGAGTTGGTGTATGAGGGCATCGAGAAACTGCCCGAACTGTCAGCCATACATCAGTTCTATTCAGGCATCGTCTATGACAAGGAGGTCGGCTTCATCACCGGCGGCGGTCTTGTCGGCAAGAAGGGCCAGGGTTGCGACCCCCAGACTCAGGACTGGAAGGTAAACACCCGTAAGGTGCTGTGGCAGCCCAAGGAGTGGGAAATCTTCCTTGACGAGTGCGCAGAAGATCTGAAGAACACAATGGTGCTCTATGCAATGAACAAGGGCACACGTGTTGACGACCTGACCGACACCGACTACATGGCTATCGTTGTCGAGGTCTTGGTAGGTGCAGTGTACAAGTTCATGTACCGCCTTATCTGGATGTCCGACACCGACGCCGAGGAGGTGGACTACAACGAGTACCCGAAGGCAGCCGCCACCGAGCAGACCGCAGGCAGCGCACTGGTTGGCACAGTTTACCTGGCCGTTACCAGCAGCACCGCAGGCGCAGTGAAGTGTGCCCTCGCCAACGGCACAATCATCTACCTGAACGGCGAGGCCGCAACAGGTAACGCAGAGAGTGGCAAGACCTACTACTCAAAGGACACCGAGCATCCCGTAACCGTCAACGAGGGTGGTTACATCACCGAGGACGTTGATCCCGAGTATTTCGACATCATCGACGGTCTGTTCAAGCAGCTCCGTGGCTTGGTTGCCGAGGACAACAAGCGTGGTGAGACTATCGCCGCCAACAGCCAGACCAGCAAGGCCGACCAGATGGCTTATATGACACCCGAGCGTGCATACAACCTTCTGTCAGCCATGTGGTACAAGGCTCCTATCAAACTGCGTCAGATGAAGGCCGACACCAACATCGAGAACCGCCCGAAGTTCCTCGTCACCCAGTCCATCGCCGACGCTTACGAGCAGTATCTGATCGGTAAGGGTATCGACCGCACATTCGTCAACCTCGTAGAGGGTGTACAGGTGCTGTCATTCCTCGGCATCCCCGTAGTGCCTATGGCAATCTGGGACGAGATGATCCAGGCATACAACGACCTCGGCGATACCTACTTCAAGCCTCATCGCGCACTGCTGACCACCAAGTCAGTTCTGGCCGTAGGTACTCCGAACGGAGAGCGTGCATACGGAGAGTTCGACATCTGGTACGACAAGACCTCACGCAAGAACTACATCTTGCTCAAGGACAAGTTGGATGCCAAGATCGCCAACCCCGACCACTTCATCTACGCCGAGTAAGAGAGAGACAGGGAAACGCAAGGCATTTGGGGCGGTCATGGTCGCGACGGCCGCAGCCGCCCCGCCTTGTATAATCACGAACAACAAACAATCAAAAACGTATAACTATGGATTGCAGTAAGATTACAGGAAACCTCGCTATGGCATCATGCCGTAATGCCGTTGCCGGCATACTCGGCGAAGCCATACTGATTAACTTCGATGACTGGAAGGCAGCCACCATAACAGAGGCCAACGGCGTCATCAGCGCCATCGCTCTGGCAGGTACAACCAAAGGTTGCAAGTTCACCAGCCATGAGAAGGCATTTGAGGCCAGTGTTCAGATGAACAAGGGTACTTACGGAAACTCATTCACCCATCAGGTTATCATGCGTGCGTTCGACCGCACACAGACCTTGAAGGATGACATCAACAAGATTGCTCACGGCCGTTACGTGGTAATCGTCATCAACCGAGATCTCGAGAGCAACTCGACCGTTTACGAAGCCTACGGCACAGAGAACGGTCTTGCAGCCAGCGCCATTGAGTACAACTCAACTGACGGTGACGGCATCGCTTACGCTATCACACTCGCCAGCGAGGATAACGCACGTGAGAGCGAAGTTCCCAAGAGCATCTTCACCAACACACTTGCCGCTACCAAGACAATGGTTGACGGTCTTGTGGCCGCCTAAAACATTCGCCCGTCATGTTGACGATTGACGAATACAGGCAACAGTATCAGGGTATCAGTTCGTCCGAAGTGCGCGAACTGATATCCACTGATATTGACTTCCGTAATAACACGGAACGCCTCTACGAGAGCATCTACCACACGAAACTGAACAAGAGTTGCAGCAACTGCTGGTTCGATGCCTTCATACTGATTATGAGAACCAACCTCGAAAAATTGAAAGCAATGCAAGAGAAACAATTTGACCTACGCGCCGGAGTGGTACTCGTTGACCCTCATGGCGACCCCGCGAAAACCGTCACACAGCGTAACCTGACCGATGAACTGGCACTGTACCACCTGCGTGTAAACCCGAGTTGCATCAAGTGGTTCTGCATCTATCCCAAGAACTGGGAGCAGTTGGCCGTTCAGTCAGGCATCGAAGCCGAGAAAAAAACCTCACCCGTACCCGGAACAAAAGAGCCTGCCACAAGCGACAGCAAGCCACAGGACAGCACGAAAGGTACAGGGGTGAATAACATACTCAAGCCAGAGAGAAAGCCGCAGGCAAAGCCCGCATCGAAGCCAAATAATCGTCCTCGCAGAAAGTAACCGCTATGCAGAATACGGAGTTTGAACTGCGTTACGGTGCGGTGCTTATCGATCCGCAGGGTGACGCGAAGAAGACGGCAACTGCCGCTAACCTGACTGACGAGTTGGCCCTGTACCACCTGCGCACGCATCCGAACTGCATCAAGTCATTCGTGCGTTTCCCCGAGAATTGGGAGCAGTTGGCCCTTGACTCCATGCAGGCAGAGATTAAGGCCGTACAGCAGCCGGCTCCCGAACCGGCGGTTTCAGAACTACCGCATACAAGCGTAAAAGACTGGTTCGGAGGTCTGCTGACGGCTATTATTAACCACTTCAAAAAGTAAAAGAACGTATGAAACTCGCAATACTGAAAACGGAAAAGCAGCTACAATCACGTAACGACAAGTCACTCGGCATACAAAGTTACGGCGAACGTAACGACTACCCACAGAAACTCATGGAGGTGGTCGGTGCAAGCATTACGGGTGGGGCGTGCGTTGAGCAGTTCGGCCGTTTCCTTTTCGGACGCGGTTTCAGCCAGCGTGACTTTTTCCAGGCCATAGTCAACCAGAAGGGGCAGACGGCCGATGACGTGCTTGAACACGTAGCACGTGACTTCGCCATGTTCGGAGGCTTCGCCCTACACGTGAACTGGAATGCTCTGTATGAGATAACCAGCGTCAACGCAGTTCCGTTCGAGTGGCTGCGTTTCGAGGCCCTCGACAATGACTACAAGTTCAACCGCGTGGCACTACACCCCGATTGGGGCCGCCGTTACACACAACTGCGTCAGTTCCGTAAGGCCGATATCGAGTGGTTTGACTTTTTCAACCCAGATCCGAAAGTAATCGCCGAGCAGGTGAAAACCGCCGGAGGCTGGAAGCAGTGGAACGGACAGATATTGTATTACTCACGCAGAGGCCCGAAGTCGTACCCGTTACCTGTCTATGACAGCGCATTGACGGATATGTCAGCCGAAGAGGGTCTGTCCAACGTGGCATATCGTAACATACGTAATAACTACCTGCCTGCCGGTATGTTCATCGACCATAACAACGGCGAGAAAGGCAAAGAACAGGCGGAGGAAACGAAGAAGCAGTTGTCCGAGTTCCAGGGTGATACGAAGGCCGGACGTATGCTTTACCTTAACCTCGAAGAAGGTGAACCCGCGCCGGAGTTCAAGCCGTTTGAGTCGAACAACACCGACCAGAAGTTCAAACGTAGTGACGAGAAAGTACCTGACCGCATCGGTGCTGCGTTCTGCCAGCCTCCGATACTACGCGCAAAGGACGTAGGCTCGAACTTCGGTGCTACGGCCATGCGTGAGGCATACGACTACTACAACTCACAGACCGAGACGGAACGCCTGACACTGGAACGTGTGATGCGTGACGTATTCGAGCATTTCGTAGGTATCAACACCATCAACCCTGAACATGACTACCAGATCCTCCCGAAGGTCTATCGTGTCAACCAGACCATAGCCGAGCGTCTGGGTGAGCGCACCGATAAGGCTCTGGAGTTGCTGTTCGATACCGACAAGTCGGACGATGCCAAACGTGCCGTTCTCGAACGTGTCTATGGCTTGGAGAGTGAAGACATTGAAGAACTGATAAACAGTGTACGGAAATGATAATCGCAGTTGAAGACATACGCAAGTACCGCGAGATTGCGCTGAATACGCAGAAGAACCGCGTTGAGATATTCATTCGTGAAACCGAGGAGCTGGACATCGTGCCGTTACTCGGTGTTGAAGAATACGACCGCCTGGCAAACAGGGATGAGCACACCGAACTGACCGATGCCGAGAAGATGTTACTGAACGGTGGCACATGGATTGACGGATGCGGTGAGCGACACCGCTTCGCCGGACTGATTGCCGCCGAGGCATATCTTGTCTTTGCCCGTTTCATACGCACACACCCGTTGCAGGTGACACCCTACGGCGTGGTGGTGAAAGACGGAGACGACAGCGTGGCTGCCAGTGCGCAGTCGATAGCAGCCGTCAGCAAGGACAGCGAGAAGATCGGCCGACAGTATCTCGCCGATGCCGTCAAGTACTGGCGTTTCGTCAATCAGACGGCCGACTGCAATCCCAAGCACATTCCGGCCAGCAAACCGAAATTTATAGCAATAGGAGATTAACGATATGAGTAACTGTTCAAAACTAATCAACAATCAGAATATGGCTCGCTGCGGGCAGTTCAACCCCGGTATTGAGCCAGATCTGTTCCTTATCGACCTGCGGGATATCGAGAGCCGCACCGTCGTTGACGGAGTGCTGACTGGACTTGCTCTGAAAGAGGATTGTTATGCAGTCCGCTATCAGGGCCGCCGTAACGCCTACGATGCGAGTTTCCAAATGCAGAAGGGTACGTTCAACAACTCTTTCCTGCATAACGTAACCTGCCGCACGTTCGTACGTTCACAGGCTGTCAAAGACCACATGAACCGCCTGCCGTTCTCGCGTGTTCTGGTAGTGGTACGTAACAAAGACAGCCACGACATGACGATGAAGTACGAGGTCTATGGCTTTGAGAACGGCCTGCAGATGTCCGAGATTGACTACACGGGTAACGCCGACGAGGGCTGGCTCGCTTCATTCATGCTCTCGAGCACCGAGAACGCATACGAGAGCGACCTGCCCGTCACATTCTACAACACAGATCCCGAAACCACGTTCCTGCTCCTGCTCGCACTTACACAGTTGGAGTGGTTCACGCTCGGTATCAGCAAACTTGACTCAAACATGAAACTTGGATAAACAATGGAACATTTAGACAAAACATTCGTACAGGGCCAAACCCTGCTCGCTGCTGACATGAACGAGATTGTCAGTAAGATCAACGAGGGTGTTGACGAGATTAACATTCTCGCGTATGAGAACAAGACCGACACCATTTACATTGACTTTTCCAAGACCTCCCCGTCACAGATAGTAACGGGTGACGTCAACGGCGATGTCATCAAGTGGATACGTAACAACTCACACCGCTACCTGGCGAAGAAGACAGCCGAAGGTAAGGTTACCATCTGCCAGCTTTCGGACGGCAATAGCGGCATCTTCGCAGGAGACGGCTCGACTGCCGCTCTGGATGGTTCAATGGGCGACGTAATGGTACACGTACCTACGTTCTACTATCGCGTTCAGGAGATAGCAGACGGCAAGTGGGAGATCGATTTTTCACTGCTCGAACTGGGTGAGGAATGGAACAAGTACGACGGCAACCAACTGCTCGGTGCATATGAGGGTTACGTCAATGACGGCAAACTGTACTCACGCTCCGGCGTTGACAGTGCCGCAAACATCGGACAGAGCACATTCAAGACTTATGCCCGCGCACGTGGTAACGGTTACACACTGACCACATGGGAGCAGCACAACGTCATGGCCGTTTTGTTCTACGCCGAGTACGGCAACACCAACAGCCAGGGTGTTATCGGATCTGGAACGGACAGCTATCAGAAGCAGACAGGTCAGACCGATACACTCGGTATGGAGGACACCCACGCAGAGACAAACGGCAACACCATGTCAATCAATTTCTGGGGCCTTGAGAACTGGTGGGGTAACAAGTACGAGTTCATCGATAACGTGATAGTCAACCCCGTATCCGCAAACGGGATCTGGCGTATCACCGAGAAGGACGGCCACACACGTGACGTACAGGGTGCTACCGAAGAAACCGCAAACTGGTACTATCCGAAGTCGATGCACGTAGGCCAGCATCTTGACATGATACCGAAGACACTCGGCGGCTCAACGAGCAGCAGCCTCTGTGACGGTTTCTACTACAACCCGACAACCAGCCGTGTTGTTCTGCGCTCTGGCTACATCGCGTATGCGGATGGCGGATGCGTTTGCGTGAGCGCGTTCTTCGGTGCGTCTGGCGCCTACGACTGCTACGGGGCTCGTTTATCCTTCGCCGGAGAAATACACATTGAGCGCGACGTTGACACGTTCCGCAATCTGTAACCGAGAAACTTCCGTAGCGGGTTGTCTGTTGGCGAGCCGCTACGGAGTTTTTCCGAAACCAAAAGGCTGCAATTTGCCGTGAGCCGTGTTGTTCAGCGCTCTGGCAACAACGCGAATGCGAATGGCGGATGCGTTTGCGTGAACGCGAACAACGATGCGTCTAACGCCAACGACAACAACGGGGCTCGTTTATCATAGGTAGCGTTAATGTCAAAGTTGTAGATATCAGGTTGCCGAAAGGCAGCCAGCGAATTGGGCCTCACCAGACTTTCTGAAACACTGAAAGAGGTGGAAAATATCAAACGCTGGGGTGCGGCGAGTAAGTTCCCGAAAGGGAGAGATTGAAAGCGGTAAACCCCGAAAAACTTAGGCAAATGAGAGTATTAAAGAACATTGACAAACTGAACAAATGAAACGCTATGGCAATATCATTGAGCAGATCATTGAGCCGAAGAACCTGTCCGATGCGTTTGATTACGTCCTACGTGGCGCACGTGGTAACACACGTACCGGCCGTTGGATGACAGAGCATCGGGACGAAGTGCTTGCCAAGATCCGAAAGGATATCGAGGACGGTACGTTCGGGCCTCATGGATATGTGGAGTTCACGTTGCTCGAAGGCGGCAAGAACAGACAGATACAATCAGTCTGCAAATCCGACCGAATAGCACTGAACGCGATAATGTCAGTCGTAGAGCGTTACTGCAACCCGAGTTTCATCGCCGATACCGCCTCGTCAATCAAAGGACGTGGCTGCTGGTATTTGAGTGAACGGATGCTTACAGATATGAAACGCGACCCCGAAGGTACGCGCTACGTCTATAAGTGTGACGTTCGGAAATACTACGACAGCATCGACCAAGACAAGGCCATGTTCGTATTGAGGCGTAAGTTCAAAGATGCCCGGCTGCTTGCTATCCTGGAACGTTGCGTGCGTATGATGTCACACGGCATCAGTATCGGTTTGCGCAGCTCACAGGTCATCGGCAACCTCTATCTGGACTACTACCTTGACCACAAGTTGAAAGACGAGATGGGCGTTCGGTATTACCGCCGCTATTGTGACGATATAGTCATACAGGCGGGATCGTACGACGAACTCACGCGCCTGGCACGAGTGGTACATGAGCAGATGCGTGAGGCCGGGTTGGAGATAAAGAAGAACGAGCAGATGTGGGACGTCAGAAAACGTCCCATTGATTTTCTCGGCTACCTGCATTTCGCGGACTTCCACCGCCGGATACGTAAGCGTACCAAACAGCGATTCGTGAGATGCTGGAACCGAGTTCGCTCACACCGCCGAAAGGTTGAGCTCATAGGCTCGTTCTACGGACTTACGAAGCACGCCGATGCGGTTCATTTGTTCAAAACAACTACGGGAATGACGATAAAAGACTTTGCTCAATTCGGGTTTCACTATGAACGGGAGGACGGAAAGAAGATTTACGACTGCCCGCTCGTTCAACTGCCGGATCTGAACAAGGAGCAAATCGTGATACTGGACTTCGAAGAAGGTGTACACACCCGTTACGGTGAACGTACACTCGTCAAGTTCAAGCATCCCGAGAAGGGCGAAGGCAAGTTCATCACCGCAAGTGACGAGATGCTCGCCGCGTTGAAGTTTGTCCGTGAGCAAGACGGCTTCCCGTTCCGCACGACGATAGTTCGTCAGGATCTGGGCCAAGGCAAGACGAAATATATGTTTAACTGATAAATGGAAAAAGAGTTATGATTGAGAAAGCAGTACGTGGCTTCGCAGCCGCAGGCATCGCACAGGTTGAGAATGCCGGAAACGACATCGTGATTATCCGTTGGGATATACAACCCAACATCGTTGATGACGAGCAGCAGGGCGTCAAGTTCTACGCACGTGAGTTCAACGGAATGCCCTCTATGGGTGAGTTGGTGGATGCTATGGTACGCACCCGTTACGCCGTCAGTGACGAGCTGGCTCTGTTACGTCAGCGTGACAGCAAGCCGGACGAGTTCGCCGAGTACAACCAGTTCGTGGAAGCGTGCAAGGCCGAAGCCAAGACGTTACTCGGTACTGACAACGAACCGGCAGAGAGCGAGAACGAGGGTGAGGGTGAGTAAACGGGAGTGAGGTCGTATGTTGTCACACCTGAATATGTACCCGACCAAGACACTGGCAGGGATAGTGGCAGGGTTTACGAGCGTCTTATGTGAGAACCTCCTGCCGCTATTCGTGGCCGTCATCGTCTTTGAGGTCATGGACTTTCTTACGGGTTGTATCAAGTCTGCTGTCGTAAGTAAGAGAAAGGGCGAGCGGTTTGCCTTTGAGAGCATCAAGGCATGGCGCACGATATATAAGTTCGTGTTCATACTCATAGGTATCGTGCTTGCCGAACTGCTTGACCAGACGTTCGGTAACGAGAGCCGCCTGAAACTGGCCAACTACTTCACCGCATTCTGTTGTGGCGTGGAGTTCTGGTCGTTCCTCGAGAACGCGGCCGTCATCAGCGACCACCCGATATTCCGTATGCTCAAGAAAGTGATGCGCGAGAAGGTGGAAGATCAAATCAAAACTACGTTTGAAGATGAAACTGACAGTTGAACGCAAGTGGCGTAAGGACGACTACACCATAGGCATCCTGTATGTCAATGGTGTACGTCTTTGCAATACGCTGGAAGACGCAGTACGGCCGGAGAAACTCTACGGCAAGACCGCGATACCGAAAGGTACGTACCGCGTGCTTATGAACGTGAAAAGCCCGAAGTTTGACGGGCGGGCGTGGACGATACCCTACGGAGGTATCGTACCCCGTCTGCGTAACGTGCCGAACTTCCAGGGTGTACTGATACACGTAGGCAATACAGCCGCCGATACCGACGGGTGCATACTGGTAGGTGACAACACCGAGAAAGGTCGTCTGACGAACTCCACCAACCGATACTTCGAGTTGATGGGTATGCTCCTGAGTGCAGCCCTTTCAGGTGAGGCTATTGACATAACGATACTTGAACCATGACAGGAACGACAAACGACAATGACAACCGCAAACTGCTCGCGATAATACTCATGTGGGCGGTGATACTTACGATAGTATTCTGCTCACTCGCAGGGTGCAAGACCACCGAGTACGTAGAAGTGCCGGTGACACATACCGAGTACGTGTACCGCGACCGAGTGGACACGTCATACGTCAAGGACAGCGTATATATCCGGGAGCAGATCAAGGGCGATACGGTCAAGGTCGTGGAGTACCGCTATCGCGACCGATTTCGTGAAATCTGGCGTACTGACACGCTGGTTCGATGCGATACTGTTTCAGTGGTATGTACAGAGGTGGTGGAGAAGACAGTTGCCAAGATGAACTCACTGCAGTCGGCGTTCTTTTGGCTCGGTCTGCTCGCTTTCTTCATCGTGATAGGATATGTGGCGTACCGAATATGGCGGTGGCGTTTCAAAATATAGGTATTTAGGTTAGTAATTGAAGCAGAGTTTTCAAGAACGGGGAGGTGGCTCGCAGGGATGCGGGCCTTTTCTTTTTCATGTTACCAAAACACGGTATTCGGTAACACTTTCAAGGCGATATTTTTGATCCAAAGTATTAAAAAAGATTAAAATATCGGCATTTTTACGCGCAAACAAATTACCATATCAACATATAGTGTATATTTGCATCAGAAACGAGAACAAAACTACAACAACAACTAAAACGACAACGACAATGTTACAGCAGGAATTTGAACAGAGAGTTAAGATGCCGGTTCAGGCATGGGAGTTTGAGGCTATCAACGTAGTGTACAACAATTCAGATCTTGATAAGGACGAATTCTGCAAGATGTGGAAAAGTATGAACAAGACAAGAATAGAACGCTACAACAAGAAGCAAGCCGAGATTTCAAGGATTAACAAGATGTTGGAGAAAGCACGCAACCTTAAAGAGAAGTTGCAAGCAGCTTTCAGTAAAAGCGGTTATTCAACCCCTTGTTATAAGGTCCTCACAGACAAGCAGGGCGCACTCCTGGATGAACTCACAAACCAGTCCGCCTTTGTATTCATGAACGTAATGGACGCATCTTTCGAGCTCAACAAGCCCATACAAAGATTGGAAAGGGAACTCGGTCTTATTTGAATTAACCTCGGGAGGGGCAACCCTCCCATAGTATTAACCTAATAAACAACAACAAAATGGCACTTAATTATTCAGGAGTAACAACTGGCACGATGACAATTCGCCAGAAGCAGGAGGACGGAACTACCAACACGTACAAACTGCAGTTCAGAGCAAGTAACGCACTTGCATGTCTTATCGAAGTAACCCCAGCAGAGAAGAAAGAGGGCGAAAAGCAAATGTACTACCACCGCCTGATATGGTTTGCTTGCGACATGCAGCACCTGCGGAACATGGCAAACAACGAGGGTGGTTTGAAGTCCTACTTTCACGGAGATCTGAAGGCAAGGCTTAACATCTACTACAAGGAGAACGAAACCCTTTTGAGATACTTCGCAAAGGCTGGCATCAAGGTTGAAGCCTACTACAAGGAACCGAGAACGAGAAAAGCAAAGAAGTAATAAACCACCGGGGCGGGTGACACCGCCCCTTAACCTACAACAACAATGTTACAACTAATCAACTATTCAGAGAAAGCGGTGGCCCTCATAGGTGACACCCGAGAGATCAAGGATGAGCTCAAACGTATGGGCGGTAAGTTCAATGCACGACTGACCTGCGGTGCTGGTTGGATATTCAGCCAGACGAAACGAGCCGAGTTGGAAACACTACTGAACCGCAAGCCGGAAGACCACCGCGCACATAGCGAGTTGCGTCATCCGAGCGTATATTGCGGAACGTACGGCAAGTATGCCGGAGGAAGCATCGAGGGTGCTTGGATTGATTTGACTACCTTTGCAAACGGAACGGAAGCAATCAAGTGGATGCGTGAGGTACTGCATAAGGACGAGCACGACCCCGAACTCATGATGCAAGATTTCGAGTATTTTCCCGAATGGATGTACTCCGAGTGCATGAGTGCCGAGCAGATTGACGAGATCCTGACGTGGTGGAAGAACGAAGGCTGCAAGCCGGCCAAAGCACCGAAGGTTGACAAGGCACTCCTGGACGAGTACCGAGCAGAACTGGAGAAGGCTGGACTGGATGCCGACTACCACTGTAAAAACGTCAGCGCACTCGTTAAGTTGTCAGACGGCAGACTGCTTGCTTTTGACAAGCCGAATATCCAAACCCGTTTCTGCTTCGGGTACTCCGATTTCGGACAAGGCCCAACAGACGAGGAAGCCCGCAAGGCAGCGAGCAACGCACGCACGAAAGAGTATTTCATGCAGGAGAACTTGGAGCAGATTGAACGAGACGTCAAGCGTCTGGATGATAAAGACTACGACCTCTGCATACAGAAGTGCTACTACAAGAGTGACCGCATCTGCTCTATCATGTGGTCGCGCAAGTGGGACAGTGAAGGCGAGAGAGCAAAGGACGAGGACAAGGCGGCTATCAAGGATGCCATGATACAGCAGAAGGCAGCATTTGAGAAGCGTCTTGAAGCATGGTGGAAACGCTACGGAGCAGATAAGTTGACCATCTGGACTTATTGGATGGATGAATGATTATTAACCGGCGGGGCTTCGGCCCTGCCATAAACTACAACAATATGGATATGAACGGAAAACCGAAACCCGATCTGGATAGGGTGGAACAAGCGCGACAGGCGTTTATGAGAGGCGAGATGTCAGCAGACGATTATTGGAATATACGTGCGTTTGAGTACGGCAAATGGAAGTAAGGATATGAGCTCAACGACAGGAACAAAGGAGACACGCATACTGCGCGTGTTATGGCAGGACGGAGGCGAGGAATACTATTACAGTATCAGTGCCCTCTTTGCACGCAGATCCGCCGAGGACGTGGGAGCATCTTACGGCACAGTAAAGAATATGCTATCGCGTAACGCTGGCCGCTACCAGACGAAGAAGTGCATTATCGTCTATGTACCGATGTTCGTGGCAGTACGTGGGCCGAGGAAGTAACTATCAAAAACAGAGATTATGAGTGACCTGGCAAAAGCAATCCACGAGAAGCAGCACGAGTTGTGCAAGAGAGATAAGGCATATGCAAACTGGTATGACGAACTGGCGATGGGTTGTAGTTCTTCATTCGAGTTCGGTATAGATGTATGCATCCATGCACTGACTACCGTTTTGGACAAGAAGTTGGTCGAGGATGCGTTGAACTATTATTTGGGAGAGTAATTTGCAGGAACCGAAACAACGTAGTATCTTTGCCCCGTTGTTGTAGGTTAATACCTACGGAGAGGTTGGCGGTTGCCGTTGTCGTACCGTCAACCTCTCTTTCTTTCCTGTACGGCGCGATTGGCAGCCCGTCACAGGACTTTCTTTTGTTATGTGATTACTTTATTGCCCGTCAGAGTGAAACGCCGTTACAGGGCAAATATGAACTTCGCAACTGCTTCGCCTGAACTTCGCACTACTTCGCAACGATTGCCAAGTTCTTACCAAGTTCAGTTATCACTAAACACCAAATCGAGCATCCGGCGGTTCAGAGCATCCACCTTGCGTATGTCTGGGTTGATATATACGGCCGTTATTTCAGATCCGTACTTATGACCGAGAGCAGCCGACACGTCATCACGGCTGGCATCCAGTTCGTTGAACGCCAGCGTAGCATACGTATGTCGCGCCCAGTTCGTAGATAGTTCATTGAACGGCGCTCGGTCAATCAGGCGTTTCAGTCCGTCATTGATATGCTGTGTGTAGTTACGGCTGGACTGGTAGCGGTCGGCGATACAGAGCAGGGCACGCTCACCCCGATAGCGTTCTATCAGTGCGGCAGCTTCCGGCCATACCTTGACGTTATACAGTCGGCCCGTCTTGCTACGGCGATAGTGTAT